GGTACAGCTGAACCTGGACGCTAGTTACCCAAGTGCAGGTCTGCGTGTAGCTCAAGGTTCCTGGTGGGGTGATCGCGGCGCGTTCAAAGTTGCTACCCGATAGGTAGAACATCACCTGGTTAGGTATTGGCAGGTTTGCATCAAGTTGCAAATCACCCTGGCCGTCAACACCGATATACAGGTACTGAGGGAGGGCGTAAACAGTGTAAGTACCGTTTAGCCCGCCCCCCATACCGGAAAGGGTGATTGATTCGCCGATTGCGATGTCGGTGTTCTCAAGCGTCTGAACTACTGCGTAGTTATCCAGGCGCTGATTAAAAATCACACTGTAGGTAGCCATAACGGCAACCTGCCTTTCGACTAGGCCTGTGTGATCTTGCGAATCATGCCGGGGATTGCAGCGAAGGTTGACACATAGCCGTGGAATGACATTGTGCGACCCAATGTCGCTGGCACTTCTACGGACATGAGGCCGCGGATTGATTCGTACGCTTCGTACGCATCGCCCTGGCCCTGACCTACGCGGGTGACAACCATTGTCTTGGCAGCGAAGTTGCTGTCTACGACAAGTTGCAAGCCGAGTGGGTTGCCGTTCCATGAAGCAGCGTTTTGGCCACCCAGTGCGTTGTAGCCCGAAAGGCCGTTTGCAATCAGTGGGAAAACTGGTCGGCCATCTGATCCGATGAGTTGGCCGAGCTGCGACCATACATCGACAGACACGAAAACATGGGTTGGCAACCAGTTGCGGTTGCTTGAAATGTCCGATGCCGCATCGTAAATGCTCTTAAGAAGGTCAGTGACTGTGCCGTCCCAAACGCCTGATGAAGTTGCAGCTGCAAGCAAGTTGTCAGCAACAAGGTTGTCAGAAGCAATCATGTATTCGCCCATAAGGTCATTCAAAATCAGCTGCATTGCTGCGGGGTTCGTAAAGTCAATGTCCTGAACGGACAAGGTGACCTGGCCAGCCAAAGTTGTCTTGCTGATCGTGTTTGCTGCAATAACCATTGTGGTGGCTGATGCTGCGCTCAATTCGCTGCTTTGTGTTCCAACGCTGGTGTGCGTGGTGATGGTTGGGCGAATGAATGTCTTTGACTGTCCGCCATCGGGAAATGCGCGCATGCCAACGACATCAGCCACAGGGCGCAAGAAGTTTAGATCCTGTACCAATGGGCCAAGCACTGGCACGGGCAAAAGGCCCGGGGTGTCCGTGGTGAGGACATCACCAGCTGCTGCTTGCAATGCTGTGCGCTTTGTTGCTGAATACTCGGCTACTGCCTTGTTCATGTTTGCGAAGGTGTCTCCGCCGATGTGGTATGCAGCCATGAATTCACCAGCTGAAGGCATGACAAATTCGCGCTTAGCGGCTGCAAAGATTGGCTGTGTAGGGATAGCTGCTGCTTCCACTACTTCAGGGGCTGGTGTTGATTCCATTTCTTCAGTCTCCTCGACTTCTTGGGTATCTGGATTATCGCTTGTTTTGTCGGGTTCGTGTTGGATACTTGCCGCCACTTGAGTGATGGTAGCACCAGCGCCAAAGGCCCCGTGTGGAACTAGCGATAATTCTGTCCAGGCTGCTTTGTCAATCAGCATCACGCCTGCTTCGTTGTAGCTGAATTCAAGCGGGGCGATTCCAACGCTTACCTGGTCATAGACATTTTCTAGGGCCAGTTGCAAGCTTTCATTGCCTAAATCTGTGTTGGCAATTTTCGCCTGAAACAACATACCTTCGGGCGTGTCCTGGCGGGCAATAACTGTGCCAATGGCCTTATCAGGCGAGTGCCCTACGAACAGCTTTGGGTTGGGGCCATCTTCGGGTAATGCGCCCGGTGACAGCATAATTTCTGTGCCATCAGAAACGGTTGCTACAACGCCGTATGGCGCTGCGATTCCGCTGATGGTGCGGCGTGGTGTTCCGTCAGGCGCTGCTGCGTCTACGGTTACATTGGTTGCGGTAAAACGGATCATGCCATGTTCTCCTGTGTGTTTTGTTGGGGCGTGTTGCCGGTATCCATTTGGTCGGCTACTGCGTTTTCCATGAGGAATTCTGTTGTGTCGAATTCGACATAGGTTCCGCGTGGCAAAACATTATTTTGTGAAAGCGTGTTTGCTATGCAATTTGCGTAGGCCTTGACACCGAAAATGTACAAGTCAGCACGGGCCTGTTCTGATGACTGATACGAATATGCGCCAGTTGAAACGCCCACCAAATATGGCGGAACATTTGTCAAACGGGCACATTCAAGTGCCTGGTAGTTAGCCGCGTCAATCAGCAACATTTTGTCCGGTGTTGCTGTTGTTTCGGTGTAGCTCAAAAACTCGTTAAGTGCAGCTGTCTGATTCGTTGCTCGAGCAGCATTAAATGCCCCGGCTAGATCTGCAAGTTCTGATGCGCTTAATGGTTCACCACCAGTTTGCTTCAAAACGCCCGCAGGTATTGACGATTCCGCATTGCGGTATCGCGCTGCTTCAAGCTTCAATGCCGTAGCAACTGTCTGTTCAGACATGTATACGATGCCTTGTGTGCCACCGATGAATTGCACTAAATCTTTCGGATCCATCATGTTGCCCTGGAAATAAACTTCGTTTGAAGGGGCGAACCACACCGGGCCCGCCTGGTCAGTGGTGGTCACTGATCCGGCTGGTAGGCGTGTGAATGAGGCGGGGAATCCGTCTTGGGTTCTGCTGGTGATGTACCAAAATGCGCGGCCATAAAAAAACAGATCGTCAAATGTCCACGCCATAAGGAAGTCGTAGGTAACTGTTGGGTCGGGTTGGCGCAGCCATGAGCGCGGCGCAATGTAAACCTCGTCCATTTCACCAGTTGTTTCGTTCCAGCGTTCGTTATACATTTTCAACGGCATTGACCCGATGACTGAAGCCATCAAATCTCGAGCGCGGGAAATGGTCGCAACGCTCATTGCGCGGTTGCGGGCTGGGCCTTCAATGTAGGTGTAATACTGGCCAATCAAGTTAACGCCAGCCTGGTTAGCGATATACCCGCCAGCCGCTGCCGCTTTGGCAGTGCTGGGCGTGGGGCTGATCGCCGCTTTTGTCACTCGATTAAAGAAAGCCATATTCTGATTATCTCACTTTTGAAGATTGCATGTGGCAATGCCCCGCCGAATCCCGACAGAAACGCCAGGGCATTACCGCGGTTATCTTACCCACCCGCAATAACCAGCATTGGCTTTCCGGACTGCTTCGGGCGTGACGCAAGTGCAGCTGCCCAAATCGTGCAGCGCGCTAACTCAATAGGGCCCGGGGAACGCTTTGAGCTGAGCGCCAACGCGTTTTGCTGAGAAATTGCCACGGCTCTGTTCATGTGTTCAGCCAGGTTGGATTGGCCCTGGTGCAGTATGCGGCCATCGTTGATCATGCCCTTAATCAAGCTGGTGTATTTCAACAGTTCGCCATATCCCACCACTTTGACGCGGCGCTTCAGCGCCAACGGGACATGGTGTTCAAGCGTTGGTGTCACGGCCAACATCACTTGCGGATTAGCGCAGGCAGTCATCAAGGCTTCTTGCATTTCAGCCAATGACTGCACCACAAATTCAACATTGACATGAGCCACCCCGACATCATCGGTAGCGGCTCGAACCGCCACATAGCGCGACCCGTCAAGGCTTGAATCAACAGCAATCCAACCGCCTTCGGGCCCTGGAATATCCGACAGGCACGAATCCCACTGTCCCGGCTGAAGCCAGCAGGCATCAGCGTTTACGAACTGGTTAAGCGAACCACGCAGGAACGATGACCTATCCGGGTGGTCTGCATCAAGTAGCAAAGATTCCAGATCGAGAGTGTGCCCCAAAGCGGGGTTGGCCCACCCCCACCAGCGTGTGTCCATCACATCAACACCCGGTGGTGGTGACCATTCCGCAAAGTAGAAACTGCCCTGGCGCTTTTCGTCAATGAGCTGCAAGCCCTGTTCGCGGTAACGCAGCATGGCAATCGAAGCCTCGGTACCTGCCGTGCTGGTCATCATCATGATGGGAGAACCGCCAGCAGTGCGAACATTGCGGGCCTTCATGGTGGGGCGCAAAGAATGGGCAAGCACCTGATCATCAACTGCATAAATTTCGTCAACCCAAATCAGGTCAGCCGATAGGCCCATGCCAGCCGAAGGGGTCGCAGCCTTAACAAGCCAGCGCGAGCCATCGGGCATTTCACAAGTGTTGCGCCCATAAGCGCGCTTCAAAGTAGCCCCAAAATATTCTTGAAGAATCGGGGCCACAATCTCAAACTGACGAACCGCAAGCGTGAGCTCATGCGCCGAATTAACAACGGTTTGTGGCTT